AGACGCGCATCACACACCTCGCGGGCTAGATAGTGAAGAACCCGTCATGGGCACTCACGTCCGTCGCGCGCAGATCATACAACGCCTCTTCGTCGGCCGCCTCGGTGGCGTCCGGGCCGGTCGGGAGCGAGGTGGCTTCCTCGGCCGTGCAGGCCGTGTTGCGAAAGTCGGGGGTGCCGGCCTGGGTGGCTTCAGCCACCCGAGCGAGCACGCTTTTCTGCTCGCTCCGCCGACGGCGCCGATCTTCGAGCGGTTCCTGCTCCCCCGCTCGAAGCCGCCAGGTGCAGTAGTAGGCGATCGCCGCCGCCATGATGCGGTCGTCATGGGCGCCCTTGGCGGCCTCGGCTTCCCAGAGCGCGCCCTGCGTCTGGAAGTCTTTGAGTTCCTCGTGCAGGTGCGGCGAGTGCGTGATGAGGTCCGGGAGGCCGGTGACCGCGTCGCGGGTCGTGAGCGCCGTGCGGAACTTGTCGAGGAGGATCGGGCGGGTGCGCGTCGTCGTCATCCAGCCGATCTTGGTCGAGAACCGCGCCGACGGGTCGGCCGAGTCGTAGTACTCCCACCGGTAGAAGTGGGTGTACCCCAGGTGGAGTTGCAGCGTGTCCTGGGTCGACAGGCCGTGGTTGTTGCACTCGATGGCGACGAGCGCCTCGTACCCGGACTCGTCGCGGTACCAGTCGCCGAGCGCGAGGAGAATCGACGCGAATTCGGCCGGCGCGATGGTGTCACTGGCAAACTCGGCGACCTGCTCGTCGGGCTCGTCGATCGATCCTTGGCGGACGACTTGGGCGACCGAGCGATCGAGCCCGAGGCCGTCGCCGATGTCGGCGCCGATGACGTAGCGGTAGGTGCCACGCCGGCGGGGCGGTTCATAGCAGAGGAGGAGATCCAGACCGAGGGACGTGGCCTCGGCGGTCTCGCGGAGTTCCTGCGCCGAGGGCACGCGGAAGCCCATGCCGGCTGGGAGGATCAGGGGCTCGCTCATGGGCGTGGGGCGCCTGAGCGCCCCTCGTCGCTGCGTTCCCACGCTCTGAGGGTCGCGATGTCCTTAGCCGGCTCGATTTTCAGAATCCGCGGCGCGGTCTCCTGCCGGCGGACGGCCTCGAGGGTGGCGGCGGTAAAGACCGAGCGGCCCGAGTACTGAAACATCTCGGCGGGCGTCGCCGGGTACTCCTCGTAAAACTTGTACAGGTCGCCCTTCTCGGTGTACATGTCGCGCGTCTGCTCGTACCAGGCCAGCTGCTCACGCGTGAGCCGGATGGTCTTGCCGAAGAGCCACTCGGGGGATTCGCGCTCGACGGCCACCGCATGGGCGAGCGTGCCCGCGTCGGGCTGCCACGAGAGACTCGTCGGGACGGCCCAGTACTTCTCGGGCTCGACGTACCACGGGATGAAGATGTTGCGGAAGCGCGTCTTCCCCCGCGCGGTCGCCGTCCAGTGCGTGTGCCACCAGTCGTGCCGGCCCTTGGCGGTGGATTCAAACCCGGCGAAGGACCGCGGGCGACGAGGAATCGCTGGGATTAACCCATCGTCGATCTGGTCGGGCTTCTCCCAGGTCGAGAGTTCCGAGAGGTGCACCCGGCCGAAGGTTTTGCCGCGGCCGATGTTGCCCTTGGCTTTGGCGTCGTCGGCCAAGCCGCCGCGAGACGACTTGCCCCAGGCGGTGCGGACTTCCGTCCGGTTGGTTGCGGTCGACCAGAACCGGCCGGTGTCGTAGGCCCCAAGCGTCGGCAGCAGCCACCACGGGAGTTCCTTGACGATGCCCTCGAAGAGGCTGAAGAGGTACTTCGACTGGTCCTCGACGTCGGCGGCGACGAGTCCCCGCAAGGCCGTTTGCGTCGTCGCGCCGTGCGCCATGATGACTTCCAGTTCGGTGGAGAGGCCCAGCTGGCGGGCTTTGCCGACGTTCACGAGGACGCCGTTTTGGCTGCCCGCGCGGAACTGGTCGATCTCCATGGCGGCGACGTGGTCGAGGAAGAGCTGCTGGCTCGCCCAGCGCGGATGGATGGGCGCGGCGTCCTGGGTCTCCTTCGTGATGACGGCCCAGGCGTCGCTCCAGTAGCGGTAGTCGAGCTTGGCGAGGAGCAGCTCGTGCGTGATGAAGTCGGACTCGGCTGACGTGAGGGCGCGCGAGGCGGGCTCGCCCTTTTTCTTCGGGGCGGCTGAGGCGAGCTGGTCGCGCATCGTCCAGCGTTCGTCGAGCGAGCGGCGGACGAGACGGCCGCCGGGCAGCGTCCCCTTCAGGGACGCACTGACCGCGCGTTCAGCGCGGTCGATGACCTCGGGGTGGAACACGCGGCCAGTCTACGCTTTTGGATGGGCGGCGAGCCACGCCTCGTCGGTGGCAATCGACGACGCGCAGGCCGAGAGGTACGCCGCGATGACCTCGGCGTCGGTCGGCGGGGCGACGCCGGGATTGCGCGACGCGAAGGCGGCCTTGAGGAAGCCGATGAGGGCCGGCAGCTCCTGGATGGCGATCGTGACGAGCGGGGCGGCGGCGCCCATTAGCTGAGTCCTGCGATGAGGGTCTGGAGGAGGACGAGGTACGGCGCGATGACGTGCTGCTGGGCCGGGGTGAGCGTCTTACTGAACTCGGTCACGGCGGTCGAGACGGCCACCTGCCAACCCTGATCGGTCGCCTGCAACGTCTTGATCGTCGCCTCGTGGAACTGCACCACCAGCCGCGTGTCGTCGGTCGAGAGCACGGGCGGCGTCTGCGCATTGGCGAGGATGGCGGTGTCGCGCACGAGGTCGAGCGCCTTCACGACGCGCGTCTTGTTGAAGGCGGTCGCGCCGGCCGGCGAGAGGTTCGGCGGCGTCGTCGGGCAGGCCGCGAAGACGAGCATCGCGACGAGGAGCGCGGCGGCGGTCGAGGCGCGGCTGAGACGCTGACGCATAACTACTGCCCATCCTTCGGCATGAGATGCAACGACTGGGCGACCGCGGCGGTGGCCGACCCTTCGGTCGGGGCGCCGGCGACGAGCGCGACGACAAACGAGCCGATCATGCCAATCACCGCGCCGATGAACGGCGGGTGCGTGGCCTCGACCCAGGTGGGGAGCGTCGAGACGAGGGCCGACAGCGCGGTGAAGAAGGCCCCGAGGGCCACCCAGTGCAAGGTGCGCATATGGGCCGAGAGTCTACCAGAGATGCGACCGAAGGGAAGCCCCCGGGGAGCCCCATGGGGTCCGCCTCGGGGTGAGGTGGCCCAGTCCCGTCGGCGACCCGCCCGGGGGAAGGCGAACCTAGCGCAACCGGGGAATCTGCGGGTCGTAGTGGGTGAGGCCGAGCGCGGTCGCCAGCGTCACCAGAATCACGAGAATCGCGACGCCCCAGATGACCTGCTGGACCAGCACCGGCGCCTCGAACTTCTTCGCGATGAGGACAGCGAACCACGCGAGGACCACACACACGATGACGAGGAGGAAGAACTCGACGATGCCCATGGGGTCTCCTGTCCGGGGATGCGGGGGCAGTCTACGCGATGAGGCTGTTCGGGACCATGGCCCGGAGATACGCCCGGTCGTGCTCGATGCCGGCCGGGGTACACCACCCGCGCACGTCGTAATACGTCGCCCACTCCATGCACTCATGGAGGATGGGGCCGCGGGCGCTGTCGGCGAAGTACCCCGGCGGGTTCGGGTCGTCGTGCGCGGGCTGGTCGGGCGGCCGATTGTACGGGTCGTCGGGATAGCGCAGCCGGCCGTTAATCTGCCACACGTTGTCGTCGTGGACCAAGCACTGGGTGTCGCCGCCCTGGCCGTTGTACTCGCTCGCGACGATGTCGTAGGCGGCCATCTGCGTGCCGACGCCGTAGTTGAGCGCGCCGTCGCCGAGTGGCGGGTGGCCGATGTCGTGCTCGAGCACGAGCACCGCGTGCGGGTATTTCACCCGCACACTGGCCTCGAAGAGGGCCCCGAAGGCCGCCACTTGCTCGGGCGACCAGCCGTAGAAGATGGCGTCGTACCCCGGGATGAACTGGATGAACTGGGCGCGCCAGCCGAGCGAGGCGACGACGCGCTCGAAGTTCGCCATGAGCCAGTCGTGGCCGTAGGTCCGGCCGACCGGGTCGTTGTAGCCCGGGCCGGCGCCTTGGCCGTCGCCGGCGAGGAACAACCGGACGTACCCGTACGGGAGAATCTCGTCGATGAGCGCGTTGAGGCTCGGGAGGTCCTGGCTGAAGTCGACGCCCGGGAACTGCGCATACGGCTGGCCCGATTCCAGATACGCGCCCGACAGCGACACGCCATAGAGGCGGTCGCCGGCGGCCTGCTTGACGGCGTACACCTTCGGGCGGTCGGCCTTCGCAATCCACGCGAGCGCCGGCTCGAACCAGCCGGTGTTCGGCGGCATGGGGAGCCCTGGGACGCGCAGCCCTTGGAAATGCCACGGGGTCGTCATCAGCGACCAGCGATCGGGCGGCGGCGGGTACGGGGACCGGCCATGCGTGGCCTTCCCCATGTAGTACGGCGCCTGCGAGAGGAGCGCCACGGGTTAGACCGCTCCCGCCACCTGATCGGACCGCGTCACCGAGTAATCGAACGCCGGCGGGTTCCCGCCCGTGAGCGCGAACCAGTCGAAGCCCGGCTGGGCGGTGACTTTGGCGCCATCGAACACGAGGATGGCTTCCTGCGGGAAGGCCGGCGCGGTATCCGGGCCGCCGATGATGCCCGCCCCCGTCTTCGGGTCGAACTTGTAGAAGCTGCCGTCCGAGATGAAGACGTAGCGCGCCCCGCCGCCGGCGCCAGCATTGGCCTCGCCGACGTAAAACAGCCCCCCGCGCAGTTTCGTCTGCGGGTAGGTGAGACTGCCGTCAATCTTCGGTGTGAAGGGATTCACCTGCATGAGGCAGGGAATCGATGGCCCGAGCGGCGACGGGGCGGCGTGGTCAGCCATGGAGGAACTCGCCTACGGCGTGGTCGTGACGGGCGGCACGAGCTGGTTGATGGACGCGGTGTTGGCGTCGATGCCGGCCTTGACCGTATCGAGGTCGGCTTCGGTGGCCGCGCCGGGGGTTGGGATGCGGGCGGCGAGGGCCACGATGGCGGCCGTCTGGGTGGTGATCGAATCGGTGACGTCTGCGAGCTTGGCCATGGTGAGCACTCCAAGGGTGAGCACAGCAATGAGAATGGCGGCGAGGAAGCCGACAACCACGATGGCGGGAGGATAACGCGCGCGTGTGACGAAAGTCTAGCCGTGCCGTTCGGACCGCGGCGCGTACCGCTCGCTCAGCCAGCCGCCGCGCAGCCGGATTTCCGTGGTCAACGTCGTAATCGCCGACGTGTTCTCTTTCACCACGTCGGTGAGGAGGTCCGTTTGCTGCTGCTGATTGGCGAGCCGGTCTTTCATATCGCGCCGGTAGAACATGAACATGAAGGCGGCCAGGATCCCGCCGACCCCGAGCGAGGCGCACCACTTCGCAAAGTCGGTCCAGTCCTGCGACATCAGCCACCGCTCCATCGCGACGAGGGCTACGACGGCGATGGACCCGACCGCGTAGCGCGTGGCCCTCGCGGTCATGGGAGCGACTCCGATGACGTCACCAACGCTGAGGGTGCGGTCGTTGTATCACAGGTAAGGTTTCGGTTGGACGCGTCGGGCGCTTCTGTCATGTCAGCCTCGGCGACGACGGTGCCGTCGACGACGCCACGGGCGTCGGCCTCGGGCGAGTCGTCCTCGCTCGCCCGTCCATACAGGATCCGATCCACCGCCGTGATCAGCCGGTCATAGGACTGCGACGGGATGAGGGGCGCCGCGGGGGCGACATTCACCCCCACGTTGGTGGTTATTCCCCCACCGCCTTTGCTCACGAGCTTCGTCATCTCGAAGAAGAGTTTCTGGCGTTCGAGTTCGGGGAGCTGGCGGATCGTGCCGAGCGCGTTACAGGTCTCGCAGGGGGACGGGCGGCCGTCGGGCGTGGTCGGCGCGAGACTGCCCGTGCCGTTGCACGCGCGACACGTCTCGTCGTACGGCGCCGAGCGCGTCGCCAGGTCGTCCACCGCCGCCGGGGCCGCCTGCGCGAGCCGGTACACCGAGAGGACCGCCATCTTGGCGTAGGTGCCTTGCTTGAACGCCTCCAGCAATTCCCCCAGCGTCACGCCGCCGCGCGCGCACAGCACGGCCAGATCGGTCGCGTCTTCCCGGGGGTCGGCGATGAGGCCGACCACATAGTCGAGCGCGCTCGACGGCGGCGCCTGCAGCATCGCCTCGATGAGTTTCACGCGGCCGCCGACTGCGGCTTCAAAGGCGCGGACGGCCGCGACCGCGCCCGGCTGGGCGTAGGTGCGGCTGGTCTCACGGGCGGCGAGCGCGTCGCCCTCGCGCTTCGAGGCGGTCGAGACGAGGGAGAGCGCGCGGGTGGGCGGCCGCATCGGTGGGCATTCTACCGCTGAAGGAACGGCAGCGGCGACACGTCTTCCGGCGGAATCTCTTCGCGGGCGGTGAGGCCGTCTAACTCCCGCAGGATTTCCTCGGGCTCAGGATCCCGGTGGAGCTGCCGGCGCAGGCGCGTCTCAATCTCGTAGGCGGCCGCCATCCGCCGGTCGTCCACGTAGGTGATGGCGGCGGTCGCTTCGTCCTCGGGGGAGACGGCGATCGGGACGAACTTCCCTTCGGCGACGTTGGCGAGGCGTTCGAGCGCGTCGGCGATCCGGTCGAGGCTGCGGGAACTGCGCAACAAATCGGCCAGGCTCACTGGTCCCCCCGCCGTCCGCCGCCGACCGGCGTCACGCCCTTCGGCGTGAGCACGCGCCCCGGCCCCGTCCCGTGCTCGTGTCGCGGCAGGTACTCGGCGTGCCAGTCGCACTGGACGTCGGCCGTACACGCGCAGTCGCGGAAGGTGTCGAGGGTGGCCCAGCCGTGCGTCACGTCTGAGGCGACGATGGGCGGGAGGGGGAGGAGGGTCGGGGTCGGCGGGTCGTCGGCGGTCGGGACGATCCGCACGAAGAACTCCACCCCGTCGCTGCGCTTGGCGACGAGCGTGAGCGTGCCCCACGTGCGCGTCGCCACCTCGTCTGGCATGAGTTGATGCGGCGTCTTCCCCGGGACCATCAGACCTCTCCATTCAGCGTCACACCCGCCGGCGGTGTGGCCGTCATCCGCGCCGGCGGCCGCACGAGCCGCAGCTGCACCACGAACCCGTACGCCGCGGCGACCTTCACAATCGTCTGGAGCTTCGCTCGGCCGTGCTCGACGCGGAATCGGTGCGCCGAGTTCAGGCCGGCCGGGTGGCCGTACAACCGATACAGCTGCCGAAACTCGTCACCCAGTGTCGCGAGCACCGCATCAGCGGCCGGGTCGGGCGCCGCAGGGCCCCGGCGACGGGGCCCCCCGCGAGGCGTCCGCGCCTCGCTAGACGGCACTGAGTCCCTCATCACGCGCCGCGACGAGCGAGGCCATGGCGTCATGGCTTCCGTCGGCCACATCAGGGTGCGCGGTGCGCGCGCGCTGGCGGAAGGCGGCTTGAATCTCGTCGGTGGTCGGGGCGGCATCGACCGCAAACCCGAGGGTCGTCTTCCACGTCGTGCCCTTGGCGGGCAGGCCCACATAGCCGGCGAAGGCTTGATCGAGCGTGCCGACGCCGTAGCGGTCCACGGCGCGAATCGCCTCGATGTGCGCCGCCACCGCGGCGAGGTTATCGGCGACCGTCGTCCAGCGGTCACACGCCAAGACGCGGTCCTTGCCGTCGAGCCGAAAGTAGACGGCCACGCCGGGGTCACCGCCCTCCGGCTTGGCGTCACTGTAGGGCGAGCCATCGAGGCGGACCCGCAGGTTCGTCGAGAGGAGCGCGTCGCCGTGCGCCACCCCGAGGCGTGACAGTTCGGTGAGGACCCGCACGCGGGCGACCTCCACGGTGATTGGCCGGCGATAGTCCCCCGCGCGCTTGATGCCGAAGCGTCCGTGTTGCCGCGTCCCCACCGGGGTGCGGCGCCACCCGGTCGGCCACGACAGCGGATACCGCTGGGCCGTCGACTCGCCGTTAGACCGCGTGGACATGAATCCCTTCGTCCTCGAGCACGCTCAGGGGATGCAGCACGCCCGGCCGCAGCGCGAAGAGCTTCCCATGCGTCGCGCAGCAATCGCCGACCGGGGCGACGCGCTCGATCCCGTACTCGACCCCCGGCGGGATCCAGTCGGCGCCCTCCACGAGGCGGACCACCGCCTCGAGGGCGTCGGGCCCGCCCCGCACGACCATGACCTTGGGCTCGGCCCAGTCGACATGGGACAGCGCGACCCAATAGAGGTGGGTCGGCGTCGCCAGGTCGATGGCGTCGGGTACCTTGTAGACGTTCATGATCGTGGGCGACTCAGGTGGTTGCACAGGAGATGCCAGCGTCGCCAGCCGCCTCAAAGAGTCCACCGAACCGTCCGTGGTGTTCCCCGGTCGCGTGGCAGCCCTCAGCCCCCGCGACTGGCCACGGTCAGGTGCAGCCATGCCCCTGAACGGTGGACTCTCTGAAGCGTCGCGCGCGTCGGTGGGGTCGTCGGCAGGCGATCCGGCTCCCCAGCTCTTCGGCTCATCCTCGAAAGAATGTGCCTAGACGGCGTGCGACGAGGGTCCCTTCCCGCGCGCGCGACGAGGGAACGATACGCGACTGTAATTACGATTGTCAAGTCCCGCGAGGACCGCGGGACAGTGGGGGCGCGAGCCCCCACGGCTTTGGCGAAGCCAAAGCGCACGTCGTCGGAGTCGGCCCGCGGAGCGCCTGAAGGGATTCGACGAGTCGGCCCGGGGCGAGCCAGGCCAACGCGAAACCACCTTCGTCGTTGAACGCCGCTGACGTCGGCGCGGGAGTGACCGGCGGAGTCGGCGGGC